ATGGGAAAGATGGAAAAGTGAGAGAAGAAAAAAATCAGATAAAGCTGTAACTCCATTAAGAAAAAAACGAAAAAATGGACCTAAACCTGGATCCTTCGATTATGTTTTACAAGAAACACTGAAGCCTGGTTATAAAAGACAAGGAATGAACATAGGTGGCAGAGCTAACCTATTAGAAGAAATGGGTAGAATTGATTCTGAAAAAATGAACCCTAATAGAAGAGCTGAGAAAAAAAGAGTTATTGGAGAATTAAACAGAGGATACAAAAAAGGTGGTCTTATAAAAGGCAAACCTAAACTAGCTAAAAAAGGCTGGAAGTAATGGGAATATTTGGAATTGCAAAAAAAGGTTTCGGAATGCTTGGCAAAAAGAAAGCTAAAACTATATCTAGTATTAAACCTGGGAAAAATTTAGCAGAAAAGTTTAAGGCTAAGCAAGAGATGTTTAAAACCGTTGATAAAGCCGGACCAAATTTAAGCGTATCACAAAAAGGTAAAATTAAACGAGAAGGTGCTGCAGACGTCGATAAAATTATGAAAAAACACGGCAGGTAATGAAAAAAGAAATTAAACACGTTGCCTCTAAACTTAAAAAAGCATCAAAGGCACACGCTAAACAATCTGAAATATTAAGCAATATCGTTAAAAGAAAAGACATGGCTCAAGGTGGAGTATCGGAACCTTACATTGGAAGTTATGTTCATGGAAGTTTAGGAGGAGTTAACGTAGGAAACAAGAGCTTACAAAAGTTCTATAGTAATCCTGGTTTTAAAATGCCAAAAATATAACCAACTAAAGAAAGCAGTATGGATACAGAATCATTAGTATATAAATTAAGACGAGCACTCGAGAGAAGAATTCAATCTCTTTCTATGTCAATTACCACTGGAGGGGTTGACAATATGGAGACTTATAAGTATATAATAGGTCAAATTAATGCACTGGAATCAGTGCGTCAGGAAATCTCTAACCTGCTAGATGATAAGGAGCCAAATGCAAAAAGAAACATTGTCGACATCGCAACCAAACCAAAAACCTAAAATAGAATTACCAGATAAAACTTTAGTAGGCGTTAAACCGTCTGAACCTAAAGAACCAAAAAAATTAGAAAAAGAACAGATTCCACAACCGACAGGTTGGAGAATGATCGTTTTACCATTCAAGATGGATGAGAAAACGGCAGGGGGAGTTTTAATTACTGAAACAACTTTGGAGCGTCAACAAGTGGCGTCTCAATGTGGTTTAGTATTAAAAATGGGACCACAATGTTATAACGATAAAGAACGTTATCCAGAAGGTCCATGGTGCAAGGTCAACGATTGGGTTGTCTTCGCACGATACGCGGGATCGCGTTTACAAATTGAAGGTGGGGAAATTCGTCTTCTTAACGATGACGAAATATTGGCGACCGTGAAGGACCCTAAAAGTCTAATTCACGCATATTAACCATAGGAGGATAACTATGCCAACAGAAAACGCTAAGGAACAACCTATAGCAGAAAAAGAACAGAAGACTGTTGATATTGATACGTCTGGACCAGGAGCTGAAATAAACGTTCCTGAAGAAAAAGACGAATCAATTGTTGAGACTCAAGAGAAAGAGTCTGACGTAAAGATAGTCGAAGATGTTCAACAAGACGAACCAGAAACCAAAGAACCAATTAAACAAGAAACAAAAGAAGACGACAGTAAACTTGAAGAGTACAGCAAAGGTGTTCAATCAAGAATAGCTAAGCTAACTCGGAAAATGCGTGAAGCAGAAAGGCAGAGGGATTCAGCCACTGAATACGCAAGAGCTGTTGAACAGCAAAGACAAGTTGAACAGAAGAAATTTTTTAAAATGGATTCTGATTATCAAAAGAGATTTGAAGAAAACGTCAAGACAGGTATGGACGCGGCGCAACGAGAATTGGCCACAGCTATTGAGTCTGGTGATGCTAAAGCTCAAGTCGATGCAAACAAGAGAATTGCTACATTAGCGTTCGAGAATGCGAAAATGCAGCAAATGAAAGAAGGTAGAGAAGACGTCAAATTATCTGACGGTGGTAAATTACCGGCACAAACTCCGAGAGATTTACCTTCTCGAGAACCTAGTGATCCGAGAGCGGAAGGCTGGGCAGCTAAGAACTCATGGTTTGGACAAGATAGAGCCATGACATTCACGGCTTTTGAAATCCATAAGGATTTAGTAGAGAAGGAAGGGTATGACCCTCAATCTAACGAGTATTATGAGGAAGTTGATAAACGAATAAGAGTTGACTTTCCGCATAAGTTTGGTAATACTGAACAACAGAAAACGACTAGACCCGTACAGTCGGTGGCTTCAGCAAATAGAAGCGTAAAACCTGGTCGCAAAACTGTGAAACTCACATCTTCACAAGTCGCTATCGCGAAAAAATTAGGTGTGCCACTCGAAGATTACGCAAAACAATTAAAACTCACGAAGGAGGTATAGCGTATGAAAAAACAAGAAAACAAAACTTCTCGTGCGAACCAAACACGGTCAAAGACTGAAAGACCAAAAGTGTGGGTTCCTCCATCTTCTCTAGATGCACCCCCTGCTCCTGATGGATTCAGGTACAGATGGATCAGAGCTGAATCGATGGGATTCGACGATTCTAAAAACATACAAGGTCGTTTAAGATCTGGTTATGAATTAGTAAGAGCCGAAGAAATCGAAAACGCTTCTGACTACCCGGTTATAGAATCGGGAAAATACAAGGGGATGGTTGGAGTTGGTGGCCTTTTGCTTGCAAAGGTAACTCAAGAGATCGCACAAGCTAGAACTGATTACGTTAAAAAACGTGCTGATGGTCTAGATGAAGCAGTAACAAACGATCTTATGAGAGAGCAGCATAAGAGTATGCCGATCAATGTTGATCGACAATCTCGTGTAACATTCGGTGGTACAAAGAAATCCTAATTAGGAATTCGTGGGTTAATCCCTACTATCGATTTAATATAAACCCGTTCATAGGTGATACTATGAACACTTAAGGAGACAACAAACTATGGCAAACCTACAAACACAAGGATACGGTTGTAAAGCTATTGAAGTTCTGGGCAATGGTCCAGCTACTCAAGGGCAGAGCAAGTATAGAATCCTTTCAGGTTTGGGCGTAAGAATCCTCAAGAATGAACCAATTGGACCACAAGATAGTTCAGGTGACGACGGCTACATGCAAAGTTTAGCCCCAGCCACTATGGACGACACTGGTACAGGTGGAGCTTCTTGGGATGCTGACACGACTACTCCAGAGACATGTGTTGGAGTTTCTAACGGTGTATTTTACATCGACGGAACAACTTCAAAACCTACATGGTCAAACTCTGTAGCAGCGAGTCAGACTTTCGCAACAAACCCAAACACAGGTAACAGCGATGGTTATGTTTTCGTAAATGACAACCCTTTTCAAGAGTATATGATGAGAACAGACGCAACTATGACGAGCCTTGCGACGTTTCAATCTGACTGCTTAGTAGTTAGAATGAATCAGAACAATGGTGGTGCAGGTGTATCTGGACAATCAACAGCTACTCTTAATTACAGTACCTCAGACAATGACGGCTACATGTGGAGAATGATTCGTTTGGCAGAAGTGCCCGATCAGGAAGACGTGACAGCTGCTGGTTGTGATGTGGTAGTTGTAATGAACAACAGGGCTAATCAGTTCTTAAGAGACGCATAAGGAGTATAGAACATGGCAATATCACGAGCGCAGTTAGTTAAAGAGCTTGAACCAGGTTTGAATGCTTTATTCGGACTTGAGTACAAGAGATACGAAAACCAACACGCTGAAATCTACAACGTAGAATCTTCTGACAGAGCTTTCGAAGAGGAAGTAATGTTATCAGGATTCGGAAACGCACAAGTAAAGGGCGAAGGTCAAGGCATATCTTACGATGATGCACAAGAGACTTTCACAGCTCGTTACACACATGAGACAGTAGCATTAGCATTTGCTATCACTGAAGAAGCTATCGAAGATAACCTCTACGACAGACTTGCTTCTAGATACACAAAAGCTTTGGCTAGATCTATGGCGAACTCTAAACAAGTTAAAGCAGCAGCTCCATTAATCAACGGGCTTCCTTCAGTGGATACTTTTGATTCTGGTGATGGTGTTTCTTTGTTTAATACATCGCACACTACATTAAGTGGATCATTTGCGAACACATTAGCAACTCAAGCTGACTTAAATGAAACTTCATTAGAACAATCTCTAATCGACATTGGAGAAATGACTGATGAAAGAGGTCTTTTAATCGCAGCTAAAGGTGTTAAAATGATTGTTCCACCTGAAAACCAATTTAATGCAGAGAGATTAATGAAGTCTCAAGGCAGAACAGGTACAGCTGATAATGATATTAACGCTGTCAACTCAATGGGTATGATTCCTCAAGGTTATAGAGTGAACAACTACCTAACTGACGCTGACTCGTTTTACATCATCACTGATGTTCCTAACGGCATGAAAATGTTCGTTAGATCTCCATTGTCTACGGCAATGGAAGGCGATTTCGATACTGGAAACGTGAGATACAAAGCTAGAGAAAGATACTCATTTGGAGTATCCGACCCTAGAGGTATCTTTGGCGTTGAAGGTGCGTAATAACTAAATTTAATGTGGCGGCCTAAAAACCGCCACATTTGCTACATAAAGTAAGAAATTAGACTATGAGAAACTTCAAAGTAATCATTATTGCCTACGGCTATCGAACTAGCTTTATTGTTAAAGCTGAAGATAGTGCTCAATCTATAGAGAATGCTATAGTTGACAAGTTGGGAGAAAATAGTGTAAAGTGGGATGAATCGGGATTTTATGACAAACGTCGTAAATACATAACCTATGAGGAGGTTATAAATGATAGAGGACCTATACAAACAAAAAAAGTCCTTGGAGTTGAGTTGGGAGCAGGAACACCTTAATGAAGGTAAATATACTCTCGACATGGTCAGAATTGATGACAAAATTAAAGAAGTCATCACTTTGATTAAGCTGGAAGAAGCTAGAATTGCAGATAGAGAAAACTCAATTCTTAATTCGGCTCCAGAAGTGTCAGTAGCCACTTAATACATAAAAGCTACATCATTGAAATTAGCACTTCATTACAGGATCTCTTGCACTCCGCTCAAATATAGCATATAAAAGTATCACTAAGATAAATAAATCATAAATTGGTTGCTCTTTTCTTAGTAAGAGTAACTGGCGCGAGGAGGCGCTGATTAATATGACTACACACTTTTCAACTGGCGTAACAAACGTTAGAGGTAAGCAAGGTGGAACATCCTTGTTTAGTGGTATTAAACAACCCCTAATTACTGGAGGCTATAATCAAGAAGTCGCTTATCAAAACGACTGGCTTCATTATAATTCAGCTGATTGGGATGTAACATCTGGTGGTGGATCTGACTATCAATTAGTAGATTATGCTGGCGGATGGTTAAGACTTGGAGACGATGCTCCAGCGGCTGGTGAAATCACTGGTCTTTCTGGTAAAGAAGTCTGGAACTATAACTCTGGTAAGCAATGGTGGTATGAAACTAGAATTGCTCTAACAGATGTTAGTGACGGAAACATTTTTGTTGGCTTTGCTGACAATGCATTTGTTGATCCGGCAACTGTGCCAACTGACTGTATTGGTTTTTCTCACTTAGAAGACACTACAACTATTCAATTCCTATCTAGGAAGAATGGTGCTGGTGTATCTTTTGATATGAAAGACAGTGCAGCTGGAAGCACTTATGCTATTGCTGACTCTAGCATACCAACTCAATCTGCAACTCAATTTGAAATCCCATCTAACTCTGTTAGATTAGGTTTTCATTTTCAACCTGCAGGTACGGAAAATAACCAAACATCGGCTCAGTATAAACTTTACTTAGACGGTAATTGTGTTGGAACGCAAGCAGCATCAACTGTTCCTGATGATATAGCTTTAGAACTAAAAGTTTTCATAGAAAACAAAGGTACTAACGGTAATCAGATAGCAACAGATTGGATACAAACTATCCAACAAAGATAATAATATTATTCTAGGCTCCTTCGGGAGCCTAGGTAAAATTAGGAGATAATTATGGCAATAACATCAAATGTTAAACAAACTATACCTTTAACGACAGATGGTTCAGCGCAGAAGTATGTTAAGACAACTGCAACTAATATCACTAAAGCTAGAATCATGAATGTTTATGGTCAAGCAAGTGCAGCTGACGCTGAAATAAAAATTTATGACGAAGCGGATGGTTCTAAAACTGCTTCTAAATTAGTTTTTCACGTTAAGTTTTCAAATGCTGATAACCATGGACAAAGTTTCGTAGTTCCTGGAGAAGGAATTTACTGTAATGCTGGAATGTATGTTGATTTAACAAATTGTGATTTTTGTGTGATCATAGGCACGTTTACGTAATAGAGGTAGCCAATGGCAAATACTACTTCGGGCACACATGTTTTTGATAAGAACTATGCGATCGATGATGTAATCATGGAAGCATACGAAAGAATAGGTCTTGTTGGAACGGCAGGAAATCAAATCAGATCAGCTAAAAGATCTTTAAATGTTTTATTCTCTGAGTGGGGAAATAGAGGACTTCATTATTGGGAAGTGGGAACTACAAATGTTACCATTGTTGAAGGTCAATCTGAATATAAATTTTATAGAGCAAGCGGAGACGGAACTAGCGCTCCTTCTGTAAATGATGCAGGAACAGCAGACACTGCTATTTATGGATTTACAGATATTATGCAGTGCTCTTATCGTCAATACAATAACAATAGTGGTGGTACTCAAGCAGATACTACAATGACTAAAATAGACAGATCTACTTATGCTGGCTATGGAAATAAAACTACAAAAAGTACACCCTCAAACTTTTGGGTTCAAAGATTTATTGATCATGTTTCATTAACTATTTATCCTACAGCTAATGCATCTGCTGCAGGATCAGCAAATAAATTAAAAATTTTTTATCAAAAAAGAATTCAAGATGTTGGTGCATTTACAAATGCATCTGACATTCCTTACAGATTCATTCCTTGCATGACAGCTGGACTTGCTTTTTATTTATCACAAAAGTTTGCTCCACAAAGAACACAAGAAATGAAATTATTATATGAAGATGAGTTAGCTAGAGCTTTAGCAGAGGATGGGTCAGCTTCTAGCACGTATATAACTCCTAAAAACTATTACCCAGCAATAACATAATGGCATCTTTTTCATCAGGTAAACATGCATTAATGATTTCAGACCGTTCAGGTGTAGCATTTCCTTATAGAGAAATGGTACAAGAGTGGACTGGAATGTGGGTGCATACTTCTGAATTTGAACCAAAACAACCT